AAGCTTAAACTGCTCAACCGCTAGGTTGGTTGGGAGGGCGCATAGTATATCACGCCCAAATCCATCAACATATAAACCTAATCAAAAATTAGAGTTATAGTCAATTTCGGTGCACTCTGTATATTCTTCGGGGATTTCGCAATCTCCAAAAGTATTTACAGCAGTATCACTGACAGGGCTAGGCCGAGTGCAGTGAAGGTGGAAATGTTCGAATACTTGTGCGTGATACCTTATCCGCCGTTGCGCTTTGACTAATTTATCAATGGGTTCAACCCCATCGTAAAAGTCATTGCGAAATAGCTTATATAGTAACGCAGCGTTTCTCTTGTTAGGGTTTAACTTAACTGAGTTAACGCTTTCACTATTCGGGTAAAGTTGTCGATAAAGCGCGAACGCTTTAAGAGAACCATTACTTAAATAGTTTGGCAGTATTCGGCGACGAGTAATCGGCACCATTCTAACAGCGGGTGTATATGTCACGTTGATATCTAGTAAATAGCTATCATCTTCGATATAATTACCCCGTATTAGCGTACGGATAGATGCTGGTATATAACTTCGCAAACGATTCAACGTTGCGGGAAATAAATCAGCCCTACCTTTACGAACAATGGAATTGTGCATAAGCACAGCCGTACGAATTGAAAGATCATCTTTTAAGTTAAATGGTCTTACATCCGTCCCGTCGATGTAATCGCCTCCGCAAGATTCGCGAAAATACCCAGTCTCAAATGACTTGGTATCATTTATCACGAATCCGCATGCATCAAACACCGTTTTAATAGTGTTATACGATGCAGTTGGAGCAATAACATCATCGCCATATACAGATACGCATCCTTTCTTGTAAACTCCATCATATTCAGCACTGGCGCGAGCCAATGCATAAAATATAAGAGTTTCAAGCTCGAATGTGAATCCGTTACCCATTGATGAATATTTATGATATGTATAAACAATATCGTCAACTTCATATTTATCAACCCTTCCCGCATTTAGTAGTTTTACCCACTCTGGCGGAAAAAGATTCGTTACAATCATGTAACAAATCAAATCTGATGCAGATACACTATCAACTGTACATGAAATGCCATCTTTCGATGCATTTAATGCTAGTTTACGATGGAGTACTTGCGCAGTTTTAAGATCAATCACGGGTAACAGGCGTTTTCGGATTTCTATACCAAGGCTCCGTTGATAAACGGACGTAATATTTCCTGTTATGGAAATACCACGCTTAGTAAAGGCATCCTTATCCACAGTAGCCAGACGATCGGCGTATTGAGGAGAGAAATAACGATATAATTGTCGATCAGACAATATGTTGTTACATCCCATACCGGTTAGACCTGGACAAGTGCGCAAAAGTTTTGCCACTTGTTCGAAACCGCCTGGATGGACATCCAGTGTAGAATTCAGCTTATCAAAAGCTGATGTATTATTCTTAACACTAATGTTTACGCCACTGCCGAATTTGAATTGTAATTGTTCAAATGTCGGCACGTCACCTAATAAGTCAGCAATAATGCGCTGTGCACGGTGTGTAACCGATGCAACAACAGGATCATTAAATAATGAGC